CAATTCAATCCTTGCTGATCTATTTATTCCGTTACGGTTCTGGCAACAGTTGATACGATCTCCTGCTGAGTAACTACCAAAGTTACCACTCATACCAATACCACCTGATACGTCATCAGAGTTCATATCCGCTTCTGGATATCCACCAGACCCACCACCGTTTTCATTCCATCCAAATCCCCAACGTGTGCGTGCCCAACCACCATTGTTTCTGTAGTTGAATCCGTAGAATCTAACGTGTGACTGTCCAGAGAATTGTCCAATACCACAAAACTCATTAGCATTAGACTTATAGAATCTATCTACCTGAGACCAGAATGTAATAGGGACGATTCTACCACCTCTACCATATCCTGTGTTGAAATCAGATTCAAACCATGTCCATCCTCTATTAGAATCAGGGACGCATCCACCATTACCTATATCTGGCCAGATACCTAAGATATCTTTCGCTGCAAACTTATTCATGGTCTCAAACTTAGCGTCACCATCATTAGTATTATATTGTGACTCATTAAGGACGTTGTTAGATGTCCAGTAACTAGATCCCCAGTTAAATGTGGTGCCACGAGTTGCTTTCATGCCCATCATCCAACCACCACCTAACCATCTATTGTCCATCAAACAATAGATTTGTGTTGCTCCTACACCAGGTAAGTTAATCCAATAAACTCCATCACCTGCATTAGGATTTCTAATCTTAATTTCCTCTGCTGATGTTGCAGGGTTACCAGATGATGTGCCATAACTGGTATCTGCAGTTACTGGTTTACCGTAGTATTCGTGGACTACGACAACACCTTGTCTACCACTAGCACCTCGGTTTCCATGCTGTGATCCATTACCACCTGCACCCCATGCTGAGTGACCTTCATGTCTATGACTATAGTTACTTTGGTTGTGAGAAGACGGTTGTGATCCTCCGTAGTAACTTGCTCCTCCTGCGTGGTTTCCGTAGGAATGATGAGATCCGTGGGCGTTTCCTCCTCCACCAAATACGTTTAGTGTGCCACCAATACCTTCTCCCCCTAAACCACCTTCGTGCTGCTGAATACAATTTGATCCTCCTCCACCTCCACCAGTCACATAGGATCCGAAACTTGAAGAGTTACCGTTTCCACCACATCCTGCGTAGTTTGTACCTCCGCCAGGATTTCCTACTGTTACTGATACAGATGTTACATTTGTTACGTCGATGACACGCTGAGACATTCCTCCTGCTCCGCCTGCCTCACAATATCCTGATCCACCACCACCTGCTCCGACGGCTGTAACCATGATACTAGTGCAGTCAGACGGTCTATTCCATGTGCCGTTGCCTGTCCACACATTCATACTTCTAATACCTGCAAGACCTGCTGCTTCTACCCATGAAAGGTTAGATCCATCAGTTTGCAATAATTTCTCGGCATTACCTGCCTGTCTTGGAATGATATGTCCAGAGTTACCTGATATCGCTCCATTGATTACAATATTACCTACTACCAAAGGAAGTGTAGCAGTTACTCCACCATTAGATAGAGAAAATCCACCTGTGTCGGTTAGATCATTAATAGATGATACTTTTAATAGACTCATTAGTTAACCCCAATACTCATGCACAACAACAATACCCTCACGACCTCGGGCACCTCTGTTACTATGTCGAGATCCATTTCCACCAGATCCCCACGCTGCGTGTAATTCATGTCTATGTGACCAGTTTACTTGGTTATGTCCTGCAGGTTGTCCACCTCCATAATAACTCACACCAGATGTATAGTTACCATAACTATGGTGTGACCCATGACCATTACCCCCGCCACCATGCACATTCAATGATCCACCACTACCGTTTCCACCATATCCACCTGCGTGTTGAGTTGAGCAATTAGCTCCTACTCCACCAGATGCACTACAGTATGACCCGAATGATGATGTGTTTCCATTACCACCACACCCTGAGTAGTTTGTGCCACCACCAGGATTTCCTACTGTTACTGATACAGATGAAACGTTTGTCACGTCAACTTGACGTTGTGACATACCGCCTGCACCACCTGCTTCGCAATAACCTGATCCTCCACCACCTGCTCCAACACATGTTACCATGATGTTTTTACAATCATTTGGTCTATTCCATGTGCCATTACCAGTAAACACTGACATTGATCTGATTCCAGATCTTGTTGTCAATGCTGACCATGACGGATTAGATCCATCAGTAGTCATAAACTTTCCACCTTGACCCGCCTGTGAAGGTACAATATAAGATGATGATCCAGAGATAACTCCGTTTACTACTAGATCACTAACAGTCAATGTACCATTAATTGAGATGGTAGTGTTAGTGATACTAAAACCATTAACACCTGACGTATCTTGAATTGTATTTACTCTTAATAGTGCCATGTTAACTTATAAAGGGTTTCAGTGCTTCATAGAAAGTCCCAGAGGTATTTAGCGTACCTGCGTCTATGTCTTTCCATAGTTTGTCAAGCAATTCACTTGTTGTAGGTCTAAAGTTAGTGACGGTGTAATTCATCTCTTTGACTTTAGTTAGAATTGCAACTGGATCATAATCTCTATTATCATTAAATACAATTCTATAAGGATCAATGTTTGTCATTGTATATGATTGACCAGGATGCAATGCTTCGATTGCTTCCTTAATTACAACCTCATCTTGAGCAATGGTTTGCTTATCCCTTACTCTTTCACAAAACTTTTTCCAATCAGATTCAATCATTAGTTACCTCTCACCTCTAGTGCTAAAAGTGTGCTGACACCTCTCATGTCATTACTATCCCTATCATTTATATAGAGATCTCGTATCGACCCACCCCATGATGCAGAAGCACCAACGGTATATGTGACAGCGTTAGTTGTGCCAGGTGAATCATGATAGTGGACAGGTACTGAATACATGTAAGAAGCATTATCATAACCAGATCCTTCATATTGGGTTGTAACAGCTCCATTACTTACATTACTATTACCAGAGAGTCCACTAGTAATTAGATTACCATCACGGAAGAAACCAAATGACGTGACGTGGGAACATGTAGAGCTTACCATTGCTATCAATACAATCTTAGAGTTTGTATGTGTAGGTGCAATCGATACCTCTAGGTTAGGAATTTGTGCCAACTCATTAGATCTTATAAGATAACGATCTGGGGGTGTGGATGCAAACTTTGCCTGCACAACCTCTCCCTCTTTTAGGTCATTCTCTTCTCCACCAAGAATAAACCATGATGCACCATTTTCAATGGTAACTGTATATCCACTTGCTACTTCTACAGGACCTGCTGTAAAACCATTGGTGAATTCAACTCCACCATTTGCTGTAGGTCCTATTGTTAAACTCTCACCGATTGTAGGACCATTTGTACGAATGATAGAATCCTCTCCAACAGAAGGTCCTCCACCACCTACGTCGTCCCAACCTGGCACACCCTGTGCAGCATCTTGAAGATAAATCTGTGCCATGTCTTCGGTTGCATTATAAACCAAAGTACCAAAGGCAGGTGTACCGAGACCATTAATTGCTGTTTGAGTAAGGGAAGGCAGGTTGATCTGCTCTGTCACAGTTAGAGCAGTAATAATTGCTCTTGTGGCAGCGTCAATCTGATTACCATTAATCTTTGTAGACATCTACAACCTCTTGATATTTTATTTAGATAACCAACTCTCTTACATGGATAGTGTCACCTGTTTGTGGCACTGTCCCGATAGAGAAATCAACTGAGTTTCCACTCACTTGATAATCAACACCTGGCACTTGACATACTCCATTAAGGAATACCAAGAGTGAGTATGAAGTATGACCTGCAGATATAGCAAAGGTTGCAGTTGCTCCATCGCCACTATATGTTGTGCCGTTGTTAGAGTTTGCTAAACCAGTTGCAAGTGTATACTTATCTGCTGATCCATAGTTACCTGATACATCAAGGTTGCCATCGATGTAGAAGTTACCACCAATCTTCATTCTATTTGTAGCATCAGGTGCTATACCAACACCATAGTGTGTGACGCCACTATAACGATTTGATGTGATAGGTGAAGTATCACTCAAACCAAACTTATACCATGTGCCTGCATCATAAATCCAACCAAGTGCTTGACCTGGTTGCCAATCAATGTTGTAACACATGTCTCCTGAGTTGAATGCAGACCCTGCCTGTGTAACAGGTAATCCAGATCCGTCATCCTCAGCTAGGAATGTTTTTCTCAGCACTGTGCCGTCGTCGTTAGAGTATGTAAACTCTAGTGACTGGACTTCATCCTGTGATGTTACTTTCTTCTGGAATGTAACAGGACCTGAGAATACAGATTCTAACT